ACAACATTATTGTAAGATGAGCCATCGGAAGTTTCTATGTTATAGAATTCTGTTTTATTATATTCAACAACAACAGAGTCTCCAACGGAAATAACAGAATCTGAAGGTAAATATATTGTTCTTGATGCAAATTTTCCATCATTTTGTTTTGTATTATAAATTTCAAGATTATTTAATGAGTTTTTAATTGAAATAATATTTGAAATAACTGGCTCATCATTAGGGATTATAATTCCGGGAATTTGTGTATTTTCAACAGTTTGAACTATAGTAACGGTGCTAGTAACACTATTTTTTGTATAAACTGAAAGAACTTTATTTATATCATATAGAAGTGGAACTTCAAACTGAAGATTATCACCACTTTTTTGTATTAGAGATGTTTCTTCAAATATTCCACCAGTAGATGTCCAGTCAATAGCATCATTTGCACTAGGATCTTTGAACTGAGAAATGTTACCAGAACCATAATCAATATACGGATCATATATTTGCAACCATGTGTAATTTACACTTAATATGTCCGCAATTGTTGGTAAAGAATTTCCAGATATTTCAATAAGTCCAGATTCATTTAATCCTTCATTATTTAAATTTTGAGATACTACGCTATAAACTTCGCCAGTTGTTTTGTTTTCAACCTTAGAGACCCTGGTTACTGGAGTATGTAATAACTGAATAAATTTACTTCCAGCAGTTGATATAGATGAATTTTCTCCAATCTCATTAACTTCAGTATATATTCTAGAAATATCTGTTATATCTGTAAATGGAAATGCATCTATACTATAATTTGTTTTCTTAACTATAGTCTCTTTTTGTACTTCTTTTATATTTGATATAAAATGTATTTTATCAAATCCAAATGGAGATCCACCAGAATCTGGATTTGTATCTTTTATTATTTCGTAATTTCCACGAATTTTTCCATTTCCATCGACGTACTTTTCTGTAAGTATTCCAGACGCACTTCCTACAAGTGTATTTATTGAATCAACTGGCTGTGCTGGTAAATTACCAGTATCAAAAGCAATAACCCTTCTTTCCTCGATTGTTCTTGTTGGGTCTTGATTTGCTTGGCCCAATATTAAATCATTTCTTTCATCTACAATATTTCCAACTCCAGAGAGATCGGAAAATATAAAAGATTCATTTATCTCCTCAACTTGCCTACCCAAAACGTATATATCAACTTTTCCGCCAGTTCCTGAATTGAGAATTCTAAAACTTCCATCATCTAATTGAATAGTTTCTGTTCCATCTCTCAGCATTAATGAGTTTCCTGGTTGCACAACTATTGCATCAGAAACTCCAGAGACGCCCAATACGGTATTTCTATATCCAGATGAGGTTCCAATATTTGCACCACTAAATACAGAAAGTATTCTAGATCTAAATGCATCATCAGTTTCTCTATTTGCACCACCAGATGTGGCAGTAATATTTGTAACAATTAATGATGGTAAAATATCTGATTCAATAAGCTGAAATGATCCCAAGTTTGCAGAAGTTCCAGTTCTAACCGCCTGAACTGGAACTTCAATTGCATAATTTGCTGATATACCAGCTAAGTTTAATGATTTTCTAATCCTATTTGCGTTTGCAGCCAATCTATTTCTATCGGCATTTGATAGCAAAAAATTTCCAACAGTTCTAAACTGTGTGCCACTTCTTGATACAACTCCAGTTCCGGATGGGATTGCAATATCTGCAACTAATGAATTTACGCAAAATACCGCCACTCCAGATGCATAAGACCCAGTATTTCTAGCTAATCCAAAGTTTGCAGCAAGACGATCCAAATCTGTTCCAATAGCTGATGCTAGTGATTGTTTTTCAGATATAGTAGCAAGAGCTTCATAAAGTTTTGATAATTGATCTGCTGGTATATCAATAAACAAATCTCTTGCAACCGAGCCAGGCTTTGTATCCAGGTTTGGTTGAGTGAGGCTTAATCTTTGAATTATCGTAGAGACAATTTCGCTAAATGATCTAAAATTTGACATTTTTCCTCTATGAGATTCTTACTGTTATATTACTAGATATTTCAGTTAAACTTTGAGTTAATACTGAAACATAAATATTATATAATCTTGGATCTACCTCATCTCTTGCAACAGAAACGTCTAAGATATCAATAATCATTTCACCAGGAGTCATACCCTGCCTTCTGGATTGAGCTCTTTGCAAAGACATCAGATTTTTTACTGCATTTCTTGCTGAAGACTCAATATCTAGTGATACTAGCCTCTCATCTGCAACTTGCCCAATTTGCAAAGAACCAACATAACTTCCATATGCTGGATGAAACTTGTTATCACCAATCTCAGTTAAAAGTATTTTTAAAATATCTTGACGTAACTTAGCATTTCCATTGACGATCTCTACGGATCCATCTTTGGATAATCTTATATCGCCTTTTTCTAGCTTTAAATCAAAAGACATTGTTTTTCCTAAGTTCTATTTTTGTTGCAAAAATAATAGAAAAACAATTAAGCTATAGTAGTTTCGGTATCTACAGGATCTTCTATCTTTGCATCTAATGGTGTATTTTCTTCGAGTCCAAATTTTATTGGCAGCGGTTGCTCTAATAGAAATCTAAAAAAATTGTAAGCATCTATTGCTAATAAAGAAACTTCTTCTACTGCTTTTGCTTTAGTTTTTCTAACTATTTCTTTTCCATCTATATCTATAAAATAATTTCTTGGAAATTGTTTTTTAAGATTATTAAATTCTTCTTCATTTAAGAGTGATAATAGAGTTAATTCGCTAGAAGAAAATAAAGCTATCAAAAACACAAGTACATCTAAAGACCCAACACCCTTAGATATACCAAGCTTGTTGGCAACCTGACCGGTGCTATAGGCAGTTGACCCTCTTCCCCTAGAGCTATTATCACTATTAGTTTTTCCTATTTTTTTATTTGCCCATTCTAATGGAATTGAAACTAAATCAATAACTGTACTCATTAAGTAAGAATCTTTAATATTAGATGTTCTAAGTAACCCAACACCTTCTTGGAACGATATTGCATCTGGGACACTATTCTGTCCTAAAAGTAAAAGTATTGCTTCCTCAAAACTTGCTTGCTGTTTTAGTTTTTTTAATTCAGGCGAATCTTCTGGAACCGGCTTGGTTGGATCTGATGGAGCATTAGTATCTGCCTGTGAATTATCCGTCTTTGGAGATTCTCCGGTTAACTTAATGTTTGTTTGTGACTGTTCTATTTTTATATTTTCAATATTTTGTAATATATTAATTGCCATACCCTGTAGGGCTGCAAATAGTCTGCTGATAAAAATAGCTTCCAGCAAACCGTATACATCTTGTATGTCTCTATATTTTAAGTTCTTGTCGTCCCCAATGTTTGCTAAAGAAAACTGCTCTGCTCCTGGAGCGCCCCTGTTTGTTCCTGCACTTATATCTAGCCTTATTCTTATTATTGCTTCCAATAAAGATGGTTTCATATTATTTTTGTTAACTACCCTTTGGGTTTCGGGCAAAAACAGAGGAGCAACCAATCTTGCCGGATCATTCAAACACTTGCTGATTCTTCCATCTTGGATTGGTGGAAATAAAAGATAAGAAAATCTCCAAAAGTTATTAGGATCAGCCAAGTTATCAATACTTTGATTTGATACCTTTAGAACTAGCTCATTGAACAATCCGTCAAAAATAAATGATATATCTTTTCCTTCTGTCATTATACTTAAGCTGGAACTAAAAATATTCAAGACAATAGTTTGAGCTAAATCCGTATTTGTCTCTGATTGCTGACCCTCTACGGAAGCATCTAAAAGTTGATTAAAACAATCTGTAATAATTTGTTTGTGCTCTTCCGTTATACTTTCGCCATCATCATATTTTTGAATTGCATATTCATCTAATATTGCAGAAATTTGATCATGATATTCTTGTATTTTAGCATTATCTTTAATGGTAGTGTTAAAAATTTTATTTAAAATATCACTTATCTCCAAAAGATCATCTTGAATTCCTTTGGAATCAAAAATTTGTGCAAAAGATTCAAAATAAGTTTGATTACCAAATACAAAGATATCAAAACTAGGATATCTTGCTCTATTTGCTATCGTTATTTGTCTATCATTTAATCTTCTTTCTATATCAACCTTTGATAGAGTTACAACCTCTCCTTGAATAGATATTGATTTAATTAATTCATCTTCTAGCTCATCTGACTTTGGCATACCTATAAGTCTAAAAAACACATTTTCAAAAGATTCTTTATCTGCATCAGTTTCTAAAATTTGCGATAAAGATATATTACTTCCATCTGGCCTTGTGATTTCGTTGACCAATTCAACCGGCAAGAATGATGATCGCATCCTTGTTAGGGTGGAAAATAAACTTATAAAATCTGGATTTAGATCCATTAACATTTGAGAATAAGATGAGCCCTGAAGCTCGGGGGTTATTGTCTCTCCGGATACATTATAAAGTTTTTCTAAATCTGATTTTATTTTAGTTATTGTATCTCTTAATTGTGGTCTGATTGGATTCGTAGAGCTAGCAGTTTTTTCTACCGCTAGCTCTAGATTTGAAATTAAAGATTCTAAACTTGGAACTTCTGCCATTTTTATTCCTAATTACTTAATTTTGTACCGAAAGTTTGTGGATTTGTTTTTGCTGACCTTGCACTTTGCTGCCTATCATCATCTCCATATTTAGAGTCGTTTACTTTTCTTGCAACAAAAAGAATTGTAAGATTCCTATCTATCTTGGTTAGAGCTCCTGGAGCAAATGTTTCGTCTACCAATGTACCATCGGCATTAACATCTGGAATACAATCTATCTTGTTTGGATCATTTGTTTGTTGTACTATGCCCCTATCAGTTACAGCTTGTACTATAACTTTACACACATTTGCTCTGATAACAACTTTTCCAGGATTGTTTGCAGATATCGCAAATGTATAAGAACCGCCGCTCTTCACGACAAGGCTGTCAGAACCTTCCTCTACAGGAACTAAACTTGCGCTATTAGTTTCGTCAATTACAAAATTAATATCAATTTTTTGTGACAAATCATAAGAATCTTGAATAACTTTGTCGTATGAATCTCTTGGTATAATTTGAATAAATGCCTTATCTCCTATTGGGATAATTGCCAGATCTCCAACTCCAGATGCATACTCCATTGCTCCAGTTATTGTTGGAAATCCAGCCAAAGCAGCGTCCACCTCTGTTTGTGTTAGAAGTCCAGAATTAATTAATTGAGTTAAATCTTGAGATTCAGGATTCACAACATCAGTTCTTGCGGTTTCATCTGTATCATTTAATATTTTAAATGATGTATTTAGTGGATTTATAACAAAATTACAAGCATTATCAGCTAGGTCCTCTAAACATCCCTGGAGTTCTTCGTGGGTTTGGATTACAGAATCAACGGATATTGGACTTGGAACTAAACCAACATCTAAGCTGTATCTGATCCTCTCAACCACCGATGATGGAACTCCATTTGCATCAACCTGATCTCCTACAAAGAAGTCTCTATAGGCAGTTAAACATTCATCTAATTTTTCCACAACAGGTGTAAAATCATCAAATTGATCCAGTAAAAGCTGATTGGGACCAGATGCCGAACAAGCTGCAGAGATCTCATCTGCCAATTGCCTCATATCAACAATATATAATTTTGGAAAATCAAATATATCCTGTATTCTAACGGCATTTGTTAGAGCATTAATTTGATTGGGTTTGCCTCTAGAGTGGTCTACAGCAGAATAGTCTGGATAAGGATAGCTGGTTAATGAACCGGCTGGAATTGTCATTGTTACAGATGTTCCATCCAAGTCAGTAAATACAACATCCAAAGAAGTCGTTGATATAGGCAAAATATCTATACTATAATCTAGATTTATTCCGTCTCCATCTTGAGGATTATAAATAGAGCCAGGGGGATCAAATATTAGTCCGGAAACACTTGTTACATAGTCGGCATTAGCTTGTTGCTTGATGATAATCGAACCATCAGCCTCATCGGCGCTTCCTTCATCTAAAAAGCCATCAATATTATAACTTGATAAATCTTTCTCAAAAACACTCTTATCTTCAATTGAATAAGCTTTTTTGCCTGCAGAAGTTTGATTAATAATTTTTGCAGTAATTTTTTTAATCTTCCAAACTCCATCTTCCTTTTCTGCATGAATTCCATCATCTTGAATAAAATAAGTGTTAAACTCATCATCCATTAGAGCAATCATTGGAATGTTTCCAAAGGTTCTTGTTACAGTTTGAGGAATAAATTCAGCAAGAGCCGTTGCTGGATTTACTGTTGGCTGTTGCAATTCAAAAGTTATGGTCAAAGGTTTTGGCGTAAAGGTAGCTGTATTTCCTGTGATATTTGCAGTTAGGAATGTATTTTCCCCAATACCATCTATAGGAGATACCATATCTGGAACATTTGTATCTGGGGATATCTTCATTGAGCCATTATCATTAAACAAGAAAGATGGAGGTTGGTCAAGGGTTGCGTTTATATCAATTGCTTTTTTGCGAAAAAGGAATCCCAAGAAAGTAAAGGCAAGAGGATTTGTTAATCCTGCAGAATTAAACTCAAAGTTGATAACCCTTGGATCCTGACCAACTAATAGGTTGAATGGCTTTGTAGTCTTTGTGTAAGATAATGAGAATGTAGCTTGGAAACTATTAACTGTATCAATAGGTTGTTCTGCTCCATTTATTATCTTAGTTTTACCCAATAGATTTGGTCCATTAAATCTTAGGGATGAATAATCAATATTTGATATTTTTCCATCTACTGCATCGGCAAAGAAAGAACCTGCCGAAGTTGTTTTATTCTCACCCGTATTAAAATCAAGTGTTCCAGGCAGCTCTGTTCCACCAGATGTTGGTACAGATATTACAGAAGTTATCATTTCTTTTGGCTCAATTAAAACGCCATTTGAGCCAAATGTAGTTCCATAATATGGCTTCGTATCTCCTACGTCCACGCTGATTGGGTCATTAACTTCCTGAGGAGTATTACCTCTGCTGCCTAAATCATCTAGAGTTATTGTAGTATAAGTTTGAGCCAAAGGTAGTAGGTTATCTGGTTCAATTCTTCCAGATGGAGCAACCCTACTGAGAACCAAACTAGAAAGCTGAGATGGGTCTATGCAACTTGGCTCATCATCGAGTGGAGATATCCTACAAGGAAATGCAAAAGTTAATTGCAAAAGCTCTAGAAATATCCCGATAATTGAGAAAATTGGATCTAAAATAGATAACTCTGCTTCTACTGATAAAAGATGCTCATTAAGAACTTCTTCTAGTGCAACTATTGAAGCATAATTTTGTTGTTCTATCGCATTTTGAATTGCTGTAATAATTTCATTTATAGCTGTGACAATTCCTAATATAGTAATGATGATGCAATAAATTACTTCCAGAATATGCAGAATAAGAGATAGAGCCATAGCTGGGACAGATATTTGTGGCAATAAAAGAATTAAATCATAAAGACAAAGAAACAATCTTATGATTGCAAAAACTAATGCAAAAGGATTCAGGAGAGCACAAATAACATCAATGATACAAAAGATAACTTTTACTGGAACTAATATTACCTGGAATGTTCTAAGATTAGCTTGAAGTTCAGCATTCATATGGAATGAAAAATCACAGAAGCTTCTAATAGCATCTTTTGGAACAGCAGCCGAATCAATAAGAACGTTTGCAAATCTTAATGGATTGGAAGCAGCCTGACCCTTAAGAGCCTTATTAGAGCCCTGCTTTCTTCTGCCTCCGCCTTTTAGGTTTTGATTATATTTATCATCAAGTTGCAGTCCAATATCATTACCTAGTTGTCCAATTGCTTTAATTCTCTTTTTATTAGAATTAGTTAGAGAAATCTTAATACAATTATCAGGACCATAAGTAGGTAATTTGCTTATATCAGGAACAACAATTTTAAACTCTTTGTAGATACCCTGATAAGATACGATTGTAGCTTTTACTCTAACTCCAGAAATTTCAAATTTCGTATCTTTATCGGCACCAACCGTAAGAACATAAATGCTCTTATAATTTTTTAATTCTTTATCTCTTAATTGCTTTAAGTTGCTAACTGATTCTTGTTCATCTCCAAATCTAATAGAAATTATTCTTGGTTGATTAAATTGAATTGCAGCTGCTTTATTATATTTTGTAGTCAAGAAAAGTTTATATTCATTTTCTCCGTTGTATATAAAAGATCTTGATGTAAATTGCGCATTATTTGAAACAAATATGTTAGAAAAATTAGTTTTTATAATATTTGGTACACTAGAACCACTTGCCGATGAGCTTAGATCTTCCAAAAGCTTATTTGCCAAATTTGATGCACTAGAAAGCTTGTCGGTAACTGACGTAAGTTCTGCCAGCAAATCTTTAACTATAGCAGTTGCCTGACCAGCACCTTGTGCAAGATCTGTTAGCTGATTATTTGAGTCTTGATCTGATGTGGTATTAACAGGAAGTGCAGCACTAACGTCCGCAGCTGTCTGGCTAGCCTGCTCTTTTGTGTCATTATATTTTTGAGTTTTATCATTAATTTCTGCAACTTGATCTTTACAATCTTGGGAGTCAGGACCCAGCTCTTGACACAGCTTGTCTTTTGCTGTTTCCAGCTGTTTTAATAATTCTTCACCTTTTTTAATTCCGTTATTGATTGAATCAACAAATGCCGTTGGATTAAGAGATGATGAAGTACCATCGGGAGATATTGTTATTATTCTCTCCTCTTGTGTTTCATCTCCATCTAAAACTACACCATATTTTGTTCCATTAGAAAACTCTTGTCCAATAACAATTTCAAAACTTGGCTCTAAGCTAATTGGATTGGAGAAGTTTAAATAAGCTTTGGCAAAATCTGTAGAAAGATATTTATTATCATTTAAACTTAAGATATTGCCAAGGTTGTCCGGAACAATAGGAAGAGAGGATAGATTATTAAAATTACTACCAGAAAATACATCAGGAAAAATAAGAGCAGATTTTATAACTGTTGATGGCTCAAGATTTACTAAATGAGTATATATATTAAAATTACTTTCTGGATCTAATTTAAATATACCATTACCAGAAACTCCCTGTTCTTTTATTGGAGCTTTATCGCCATCTTTCTTTAATAATATGGTAGATATATTATGTAATTTTGAAGTATATGAAGTTTTAAATCTTTTATCATTTTTTGTAATTAAAACTTCAGTCCAGCCGACATCTTCGACTCTTCTGATATTTTTTAAGTTTGCAACTAGTTTGCCATTTGAAAATCTAATTGGCGTAAAAATATTTGTTTTATTTAATTGTTTTGTTCCAATTTTAAAACTATAAAGACTTCTTTTATTAGGCTCTTCTGCGCCATAGAAAACTATAGATAATTTATCAAGTTCGTCAGAAGTGATAATTTGATAATTATCACTATTATTTAAACTATCAATGTTTATTGCTATACTATCTTTAGTACCTTCATCAAAATCTTTAACCCTTCTATTTGAAACAATTGCTGCACCACTCTTTCCTGGTAAATCTGCAACCATTCCAACGATATATGGGGGTCTTACGAATGCTGGCTTTTCTATATCGCCAGGCTTTCCAACTGGCAGCAATCCATAATTGTAAAAACCCTCATCATCCTTCTCGAAAGTTCCTGAACTTGATTCAGTTATCTCTTGCGATGTGATAAGATAATAAATAGTATTTTGAGTTCCCTGTAGATTTTGCTCTAACTCATAAAATCTAGATATATTGATTTCTCTGTCATAACTTCCTGGAAAATTAATGTCCAATTGCTTGGTGTTAACAATCTTTAAGTTTGCATCACCGGCTTTATTCTTTATTGAAAATAAAGCATAATATTTCTGATCTTTACTACCATCCGTTAGCTCTGGTAACGTTATTTCTTTGAAGTCTTTATTTAAAAAACCAAAATCTTGAGAAAGAATAGTTTCGGTAATGGTATTTTGTTTTATCAGTAAATATGAATAAATTGGAATATTTGGATTAGAAAACACACCTCTACTAGCCTTAATGGAGATGGTAGCTTGACTTCCGTCCAATAGAAGTGGAATAGAATGTACTAAGCCACCTGGAAATCTCAATCCATTAAGTTTTAGTTTATCGAATCCAAGCTGGTTTTCTTCCTTTGGCTTATCTTTTAAATCTCCAAAGAAGATATCAAATTTTGCTGATTTTTTTCCATTTTTTCTCAAAATTATAGCAGGTAGTTTTGTTACCTGGCCAAACTTATTAACTAGATCATCAATATTTTCAACAACTATCCTTTCATTATCTAAATCAAATTTTATTCCATTTTTAGTTTCATTTGGTTTTAAAATAATAAAATTAATTAAGGTTCCAATTTTTATATTAGAAATATCTTCTTTTTTTACATTTTTGCCTTTATTCTTTATCTGAATAGAGATATTTATCTTATCGCCATCTCTGACCGGATCTCCAGCTACAGCCTCGATGGCTGGAGCCTCAACTACAATATTATTTCCAGGCATTCTAACGATCTGCTTGGAATTTTTATCATGAATATAAAGAGCAAATTCTATTTTTCCATCTACTGTATAAAATTTTACATCTTTATTTTTAGGATCATCAGATATTAAATTAGAAGGTATTTTTAATATTATTTTATCATCTTCTAATGATTTATCTAGTTTTATCCAAAAATCTTCTGATATTTCGGAAGCATCAATTATATTTGGACGAACAGATGCCATAATAGGCTTTGTAGATGGAGTCTTTGGATCAAAGAACCTGTTAGATTCCGGACTTCCAGTTTTTGCCTCTGCCTTATCCCCGCGACTACCAATCAAAACTTCTGGTTTGTTCATTTCGCCAAGAAGATATTGGGCAGAGCTAATTCCAATAAAAGATAGAGATACGCCTAATGGCAATCCTGTTTTTTGTAATAAATTTTTTAATGCATTTGTTACGTCAACTCTAGTTTGAACTTGAGATTGCACACTACTAGAAATGCTTTGTGTATTAACCCCTAATATCTTGTCTAAGTTTAAATAAGCTGATTTTTTTAAAGTAGTAAAAATAGAATAAATTTGCTCATTAGTTAAATTATCAATTGTATAATTTATTGCTGGAAAAGATGATAATTCTAATCCATTAGGTTCTCTAACAAATCCTTCTACTTTTGTTGATGCATCTATATTTATAATAGGTGAAAGGTAAAACTCAAGACCATCAACTTTTCCTAGACCATCTTTTGATATTTCTATATCTAAAGTTTCAATATCTGTAAGCCCGTCCTCAACTAGCGAAGGACTTGGCGATGATGCCGTCTCCAGAACTAGCGGAATATAAGTGGTTATATCAGATGTAACTTCTTGGTAAAGTTCTAAAAATACAAAAGTACTTTCGGTTTCTTCGTTATCATAATCAAAAGGATCTTCAGAATCTCCATCAAGATTTCTGCCAGACATGTCGGGCATCTTGACATATAAGAAGCCATTATGGGCAGTATAGTAACCGGAGATTTCATTACCTAATGGGTTAGAAATATCTTTGATTCTAAAAATAGTAAATAACTCAAGAATTACATTTGTTATTAAATCGTCATTTAAATTAGAATAAACTCCATCTTTAAGTTCTCCAAATTTAGATAATTCCTCAAATGTCTTTCCTGTAAAACCCTTAAATTTTGCCATTTTTGGCAAAATACAATCATCAAAAATTTTCTTTATTACATTAATTGGAATAAACTTAAAACCACCTATAGTTCTTAGGTTGTTATTTCTCTTTGGAACACTATCTTGATTGTCTTCATCTATTTTCTTTTGCAAATCTGTTGCATTTGTAAATTGAGAATTACTAACAATCAATGATGCTAATTGCATTACAGGTATGCTAGAAACTTTCCAATTTTCAGAAAGACCAGGCATATCCTCAAGTGTTCGGTTGATTAGATTTCTTGCCTCAACTAATTCATCGATATCAAATGCTCCAGCATCACTTGCTTCAGTAATATTTGAATTTATTGAATTTTTTAATCTATCAATTTGTTGATTATATCTTGATAAAAGATTTTGAATAATTTCTTTAATATCATTTGCATCTTTTAATGATTCTGCTTCATTATCTGTAATATATTTTGCATTTTCTCCAATATTTACCTTTAATACGGTACCGCCAATAACCGGAACAAGATCTTTGCCCCCACTATTGTTTGGGATTATTGGATATAGAACCTCATACCCTATTGCTGTACCTGGTCCGTTAGGATTAGGTTGGTTCGGGTTTTTCTTACAGTTTACAAACGCATTGGTAAAAACTTCATCAGTTTTTATTGGCCCAACAGCAGTTGGTAATAAGTTTTTATTTGAGGCCATAAAATCTCCAAATATATTTATTATACGTTAATAAATATAAATATTAGCTGCATTTGATTAATAAGCATTATTTCTTAGAAACTGCCTCTGCTATATTGGCAATCTTACTTGGACCATTAATCTTATCTGCACCGGGTGTATCATTACCAGTGGGAGTTGTGTGGGTAAAGCTCTCTGGCATGCTTCTATCCCTAATAACAACGCTATTTCCAGATAGAATTAGTTTTGCAGAACTTTCAAGACATAAGTTTCCATCATTTCTAATTATCATAGGTGCACCTGGATTCATTCCAGCTATTACTAATCCATTTTCACTAATTGATATAATGTAATCGGAAGCGTGACCAGATTCAGTTCCTTGATCTCCAGTTTCACCTAAAAATCCCTTATCTGTTACGTTTACTCTCAAATCAAATCTGCCAGTATTGAAAGAGTTTCCACTGTAACCACCGACGTTCAAAAGAACTTCTCCATCAGTTTGAACTACCAAACTTCTGCCATTTCTATCTTTTCCAAGCCATGATATAATAGAACCGGCAGTATCTAGAACTATCGACTTTTGATCATAATTATCTTTTCCTACAGATATTTCAGCTGACCCTTCTAGGTTTACTGAAGCGCTCTTACCTCCCGGATCAAGTCTTTTTTCTCCATTTTTATTAAAATTTCCTGTCGTTAAGTCAGAACCAGAACCAGAAACTTTAAAATCATTTGAGAATGGAACAGAAGTTGGCCTACCGAGAGAGTCAGTATTTTGAATGGATGATGTTCCTGCAACAACAGTTTTTCCTCCAGTTTCTATAGCTGGCAATCCAGGAGATACGGATACTGTTGACATATATTTTATATCATTAGGGTCTTCTCCGGAAGGCTTTAGTGTTTTGCTAATTAACTCAAAAGCTTTTCCTGTTATATTTCCAGATGAAATAAATTCTGTTGGAGCATTTGTAAATGGTACATTTATCTTTTCTATACGATTTGCAATAATGGCTTCTGCTGCAGCATACATATTGTGATGTTTTGTAAATTGAACTCTTAATGTATTTCCATCAACCTGATTTGTTCCTAGGTTTGCAAAATAAGATGAATCATCAGAAAACCTAATTCCAACTGGTCTTGTTAGGGCTTCTTCTGCTTGCTCTCTATTTGAACCGCTAAATACCCTATTTATTAAAAGATTTGGATTGGGAAGAATTACATTTCCATCGCTATCCTTCAGTAATACAGGCACCTTTTCAGAACCGTTCTTTATATTCTCAGGTATATCAGAACCATAGCTAATCGGTCTTGAAATTACTCCGCCAGAATCGGTATACAAGACTGCAGAAGTTGGATAAGGAACGTTTCCTGTATTAGAAGATTTTGGAACATTAACCTTTAAAACACCTTCTTTATCTAATGAAAAAATAAAATTTTTATCCGTAGTTGGTATAGTATTGGATTTGGAATTTGTTGATAATTGAAAATGATATCCAAGACCTCTTCTTGAGATCAGCCTATCTTCTTCATAATCTATTTCTGGAACTTTTTTCTTATGTTTTCCTGTGGAATCTCCGGGTTTTACTATACTATAATTAATATCGAGAACGCTTCCTCTACTTGTTACTATATTTCCTGCAAGTACCTCTATGAGTTGAAACGGTCCTAAATAAAGCGAATTTCTAGGATTAACAGATCTTAATTCTCTAGTGGTTTTTAGCTCAACTGTACCAGTAGAGTCTGTTAGATCATATTCTTTATCAAATCCTTTCCAATTATATATTTCTGAAAATTCATTTATTACTGTTCTAGTATGTGAAAGCTCTGGATTTCTTAATATTCCATTATTTTTAAATGGAGATGGATCCGCTCCAGTGTAAAAGGCAAGTTTTTTTCCATCTGAATTTTTATCATAAGCTACTATTTCATTATTTATTACGCTTTTTGCACTAAGCTGATCTGTCCCAGGCTCTGTCCTGACTACAGTTCCTGAAAATGTTTTAGATGCAGATGATAGTACCTGAATATATCTAGATAAAATTGTTGACGTTGTATCTGCAGACGTTTTATTTACATGAATACCATGTTTGGCAGAGTTTCCTAGAAATATATCAGATGAATTTGCAGTTCCAGTTAAATATAAATCGGCTCCAGATCTAGAGGTTAGGGCTACATCTCCAGATTTTAGGTTGGAAATAGGATAGTTTCTGTATCCAGGAGGAATATCTCCTGAGTTAACTAAAGAAGAAGATGATTTATATTTATTTTTAATTGAAAGCAATCTAATGGGAAGAGTCATACTGTCTCTTCCGTTCTTAACTCTAACACACAGGAGTCTATCACCTGCTGATGGCTTCATAAACAAGCCGGAGCCATCAGAGCCACCATAGAGTGGTGGAAGTGTTGTTCTGAGTTTATCTTCCAAAGAAAAGTTGTCAGCAACTATAATTTCTCCGGTAACGTCATCTACCTCTAAAACTTCAACCTCATATGGCCAGAATGTAGAAAACTGTTCTCTCATTGCTTTGTTCCTTTAACAAATCTAGGAATATCTATTATACCTACTTCTATAGCATTAAGAGAACCAGAAAAATTAAAACTAAAAACTGAACCACGAACATCTAGCCATGTACCCTGTCTGGGACCTCCCTTTGGAAATATTCCAACAACATCCTCTTCATCAATATTCATGTCAGAATTGATGGCAGAAATTAATCTTCTATCGAGACATCTAATTTGGCCAGTTGGATATTCTTTTTTCTTGCCTGATTCTTTTTCAGATTTTTCCTTATTTAGAAATGAAACTTGTTCAATAATTTTATCTCCAGGTACTGGATAAACTGGGATACTATTTGGTAGTCTGAGCTGTTGTAAGCCACGAGTTGTTGCTGCCGCTGGACCACCAAAAACAGAACTTGTTCTGTTTATACCCTGAAATATACCTTCGACTAAATCATCACCAACAGAGTATGGATTATTTTGAGTGATTTGTACTGGATTTGTAAATAGCTGTTTAACTATAGCTATCTTCTCATTAACGTCATCAATAGCTTGCTGATCTGATGAATCTTTTACGAAACCTCTTATTAAGAGGTATCTATCTCCAGCTACAGTTCCATTTACATCTATCATCATGTTTGTAAATCTAATCTGGTTATCCCTATATGATAATAGTTCAGTAACTGATGCACCGCCAGTTGGGAAAATAAGACATGAATCTGGTCTCAAAACTCGATATCTATCATCTGATTCATTTGTCCTATATGTTATAGGTGGATCTTGTGTTAAATTTGAAACCAGTTCTTGCCCAATAATATCCAATGGAGATGGAAGATACTCTCCTGGCGGGTGACCTAATGAAAGATCTAGACTTGTTGTAAATGATTTTGATGAATAACTAAAACTATGAGATACTGTTCTTACATAATACAACAGACCCTTGCTTGGAATATAAACCGTATCTCCTGGCTGGTAAAACTCATTTCCAGCCACAGTTATATCACCCCTATTTATTCCGGCTTTTTGTAAAATCATCTCTAAATACGCATAAGGTCTAGACTGGCCTTCCGCATCAGAGAAGAATGGTATTTCGAGAGTTTTGGATATATACCCATATTGTCTCCAGAGATCAAAATCAACTGCTCCAGCCCAATAATATCTTGACTCTGTAGCTCTGTCCAAATTATCTCCAACAAATGCGGAGGTTCCTTTGACGTTTACTCTAGTGTATTCTGGAGGCGTTTCGGTATAAGTTGCACTAATAATATCTACATCTCTAATTATAAATCTTCTTCCAGAGCCAAATCCTAAAATATTTCTTGTATCATCCTCTATTAGATGATCAAATATTGTGCCATTATTGATTTTTCCAGTAAGAAGATCTATAGAGCTTTTTGTAGATGTAGCAAGTTTGCTCAAAAACTCTTGAGCTTCAGTTAAATAAGGAACATTTCCAATATTTTCATCCTGATCTCCTGCGAGTATTTGTTCGATTTCTTTAAGTTCTTTTTGTTTTTCTAAGTTTGCATTAAGTATTGAAACAAACCTATCCCTTTGAGATATCGCCCTGGCTAGGTCTGCTATTCTGCCAGACTCTCCAAGTAGTGCTTGATCTATATTTTCTTCGGTAATAAAATCTTTATCAGTAATTTCTGCACCAAGCTTCAGTCCAGCTCCAGGATCAATTCCAAATCTTTTCTTAAATGAATTTCTAATCTTATTCAAAGTGGCAGCATTTGCATATGTATCAATCTTGGATAATGGCTGAGAATCTCTTCTTACCGAAATAGTTGTTAAAACATTTGATATAATATCATTTTTCTCTTGTACTGCGGGATCAAATAATCCTATCAGGTCTGTCGTATTTCCGAAAAGAACATCGCCTTTAATTCCAGTTGTGACACCAAGCGATATACCTGTTCCAAAAACTTCGCTATTTCTTCTTGTGGTCGAACCAGTTAGGGTGTTCCACTCTGCTCCCGCCAATCTTGCATTTGCAGCATCTGGATTCTTACCTCCTGATGGCGTATTTATTTTGAGTCCAAAAAATCCAAGCGAAGTTGGACCAACTAGATTAATATTAGGGATAAGGTATTTATCTGGAAAAGTTCTTAGCAGAAGAGCGATTATTGCAATTTTAATATTTAAAGCATGAACTTGCAGGTACAAACTCTCTATTCTGGTAGAAAATAGGTTTGTAATAAATGATGGAATAATATTTTTATTACTATCCTTCTGTAATGCAATAAAATCTTTAAGAACTGTTAACGGAATTCTGTTCCACTGTGGTGGTCTAAACTCTAAATGTCCTTGAGTATTACAGAAGAATTCCATACGCAAATACTGAGATGCGGCTATACACTGCTGCTTGGAGGTAGTATATGTTGTATCAAACAGTTTTATACCTGTATTATTAATTGCCAAAATATATGGACGAATATCTGCAGTATCATATTGATCTGATATAATAAGATAGTTTTTGTCTCTGTTTAACCTAACATCCTCTATTCTTCTTTGTGCACCAACTGACATTATGGCTCTTGTTAGCTCATTGTTTTCTTCTTCGGTAGAGCCGAGGGGAAGATTTGCGGTACTTGTAGTTCCTATTCTCAGCTTAACGTCTCTGGAGGAGAGCAAGTTATTGCTTTCATCAATTATATCTAACTGAGAAGAAATACCATTATCAATATATTGCAACTCTCTCTGAAGAGTTCCTATGATAGCGTCTATTGGAGTAGTGGCTCCAGATTTTTTAGACTCTTCTAGATCTGTAATTCTTCTCTTTATTTCCAGCTTTCTTTTTTGTAACTTTTTAATAACCTCATTAGCGTCCCTTCTTTCTCCGGCCATTCTTACCATTCTGTTGTGAGATTCTGAATCAACAGTTAGTGTTCTATAGGCATGAAAATTTCCATAGTATTCATTTTGCTTTCTAACGGAGCTAATGAGGCCCGTAAGAGGATCCTCTTGGGTTAGATTGGTTGTCTTATCGCGTTTGTTGTGAGCCTCGTAAGACTGCTCTATGAAGCTTTCTACATCATATGGTTGCCCTATGATTAATATGCTTAAAATATTTGGAATATCTAAGTTCGTTAAGGCATCATTAACTACGGGAATTCCATATTGCTGAGAAAATAATGTATTTGCTCTACTATCTTCACCTGTTGGATCTACAATTTGAAATCCAGCCGTAGCTGTAAATATTCCCTGCTTCCATCTATAAACCATCCCTTCGGGATGTTGAACTATCTTTTTATCACTAAGAGATCCGAAACCATTGAATTGGCTCTGTATTATATTACCTTCGTTAGCATTCTGACCAGCCAGCAAACCTGAATCGTAGCTTAATAATCCTGATTGTAATAATCTTTTATTTTCATACAGAAAATCCCTTTGAGCATAAATAGCCTGACCTGTGGAATCTTTCTTTATTTCAAATGGAGTTAATGGATCTTGTAAAATATTTTGTGGATCAGCCAATGATGGCCTAAGAACATATGATGTCCAATCTAACCATTTCATGTTATCTGCACATGAAACTTTTAGACTATAAAAACCTCCGCTATAGCTTTCGCTGGTATTTGTTACAAATCCGCCAAAGACATGGATCATTCTAAATGAATTCTCTTGCCTTTTCCTTAGATTTTTATAATCATCAAAAGATATATTTTTGCTAGAATATAACTGATATTCTGCCCTAAGAACTGTATTATCAATCTCGTAATAATCCATCTGAAAAGGATCTATTGATGGACTTGTAGTATTGCCAATGCCCAAATTAGAATAATCAGTAAGAGATTTATTACTAGCCATATATACATGCACTGGATCTGGAGGGTTAATAAATGGCTTTCCTAAGTAAAAGGTTCTTAACCTATCTCTTACATAATCTACATCTATTGCAGGATCTAATTTTCCAGCACCGCCCAATTCAAGTGCAGCTCCAATTATGGCAGTACCATCAACAACCGGCATTCTTTCATTCATACCCTCTGAGTGCAAACCACCGTGAATTAATTCGCTGAGTAATCCAATGGTTCCATTTAGAGCTTCTTCTATTGCTACTTCTATGTCATCCTCAAGAACAGTCCCCAATCTGTATGGATAAGATATGTCAAAATTAGCCGTAGCCTCATTGGTCAGGTTATTACATGATGTATTTATTCCTGTAAATATAGCTAATTCTATTACTCCAGTTCCTGGACCTAAGATATAATTTTCCTGAGAGTTAGGATCGACAATCCATGTGGTTAATTGATTATCTTTAGAAAAGGCATCTCTTCTTAAAATTTCTAAAATATCTTTGTTAATATTATTATATCTTTCTTGCCTATCACTTAAGTTTAAAAATTTATCAAAATCAATCCTGGTAGAGCCAGAATTCATAAAAGATATATCAGAATTATCTTTGTAATATTCTTTTCTAAACTTATCCTCTGTCTCTCTAACAGCCCTTCTGCTATCTGATGCGGGCAAATTTTTTAGATATTTTAAATTTGTAAGTTGCGGATCAGATTCAGAAGGTTCTTGCAACCATTGTTCCAGTCTTTTTTGAACATAATCTTCTTCGGAATAAAGGAAATTTTTAATTCCTAATGATGAAGCTTCTTTTGAGAAAGATGCCAATAAATTCAAAGAATAAGCTTGATTGCTAGACAAAAAGTTTTCAAACTTAGTCAAACTTTCATAAGCTCTAATTTGCTGAACCTTATAGGCAAAAAGAGCTTTTGTTGCTCTCAGTAGGAGCTTTTCGGTTTCATCCATAAAAGCTAAATTATTTTGACTTCCAAGTGAAGAGAATACTTTCTTTTTTATTAAAATTGTTGCTTCAGGAGATATTGATATGATATTTCTTGTATCAGGAGTTACTGATAAGTCAGAATTTTGATTTATATAAACAGATGCTCCAGTACCCACAAGAGATTGTGGCGGATTATCAATCCCACCATAAGCTATATATGCAGAGCGTTGCCCATTTACAATTTCATTGTAAGCTTTATTTAAAGTTTGCGAAATTCTTTTCTTTAGAAGCTTAACACCTGAGGCTTCAATCGACATAAATTCTCCTATGAGTTTCCACCATTAATGAAACCTCGTCTATTAATTGGTACCAAATTTTCTAAAGAATCTTGGATATCATTATCTCTAAATCTAGAGCTATCAATACCAGGTACTCCTCTGTCGTTAAAGAGGTCATTTACAACTCTTTCTCCAGTAAAATTTGAATTGGAATCTCTTAAAGGAAATGATAAATTATAAGCACCATCAGTTCCCTTGGATACCGTATTTCTTTGACTCATTTCAGTTTCACCATCTTCACTCAATGGATTTCTGTGCCAGGGCATGAAGTTAAGTCTTTTTCCGGTAATTTTCGTAATTTTAAAATCAAAACTATAATCAAATAAGCCTAGCTTTCCAGTACTTTCTGTTACGCTAAAATTTGTAAAAAATCCTTTATAGAATTGACCTTGAAAATAAATATCTATGTTAGTAGCCAAAGCACCAAGTGTTGGAGCTGCCTTGAATGAAGATTTTTCTAAATCTGGCCTATCCTGGAATGGCTCTGTTATTATTTCGATAGCTGATTTTATTCCAGCATAAGTTTCAGAATAAGCTCCTCCAGTAACCAGGTCAGCTATATTTGACCATACTCCATCTGCCGAATCTCTTTTTTGATTAAGAAATAACTCAGCTTCTTCTGCTGTTTTCAGGGCAGCTTCTGCAAGACCTCTCTGTCTCTCTGCTAACAAAATTCTATACTGAATTTGCTCATGTCTATAAATATCTCTTAAAATATTTATTCCCTCAATACCAGACGAACCAGTTGTTCCATTAGCAGTAAAAGATGGAAGCTGCTCTCCAAAGTATTGAACTACATAACCACCCTTAGTTAGAGTATCTTGAATAAGCTTAGTTTCTCTAAACTGAATATTATCTGGGTTAATATACATTTGCTTTCTGGCATAAAAATTTTCGCCATTTTTAGTAGAAGAATATGGATTCTTACCGCCAACCAGAGCTTCCATATTTAATGGAAGAAAAAATATTATTGTTTGTCTGTTAAATATTGATCTACTCATAGGGGGCCAGTTCCTCTTTGTGCATCTCCGGCTGCTCTATCCATCATTTTTGTTACCTGGATAAACTTAGAAGCCTCTGGAGATAAATCAATTTTTATAGTAATATTTCCCATAGGTATCTCTCCTGGTCTTGCAGTGCCCATTGTAGTTCCGGCAGCTTCTGTATTAGCCTCTCGGTTGGTCCTCATATTTCTGCCAGCTTCCGCAAGAACAGCCTCCTCCTCAGCAGAGATTGAGAATATACCTTTATATTTTTTATCTAAATCTAACCGATACATATCAGCCCTCTGATCTGGAGAACCTCCAATTACTTCTTCTGCTTTTTCAATACCACTATTTGTAAGCTTTCTAATTATCTCGTGTCCTTGTAATAACTGCTCCCTATATCCAGCTCTAGTTACAGCTATATGTGCATCTATTCTTCTTGCCACAACTTCTGATGCATCCATAGTAGCGTCCCTGCTCTTTGTTTCTTCCTCTATTTGTTTCTGAAGAGCTTCAACTGAATCAGCATCTCCAGCTTCTGTTGCCTCACCCAATCTGGAAAGCAAATCTAAAATTCTGTTGGCAGAAGCTTCATCCGAAACTCCAAATTGATTTTTTAGCATTTGCTGTTGTATATAAAACTGTGTTTGTAATCCTGGGGATTCTGCGGCCTCTTCTACGGTTACAATTTTTCCTCCAGCGAATGATGCAAGAGTATCTCTCAAACCAGTTACCAACTGGCTTGCCATTTCTGATTGAGCTCCGGGTTCTTTCTCCGCCCTAAGCATAGCTGCCTGCATTCCAATTGAGGCCCCCAAAACGCCCCCTCCAGCAGACATTGAGGAGAGGTCCATATTACCTCTTTGAAAAACCAAATAAGCATTAGTATAATTCGTAGCAAGACCTCCCAAAGTTGATGTTAAAGTATTTGCCAAGTCAGTTGCTTGACTAATTCCAAGTCCAACATCTTTCATCATTCTTGCAAATCCTTCCAACGCGGGTCTTCCGAATTCAACAGTCATTCCAAGCTTGGAGAAGCTAGAGACACTACGCTCCAATGTAGAAACAACATCATCTATTTGTAGTCCTGTTTTTTGAGAAATATCAGAATACATTCCCAAGGTACTTGCCGCATGCTGAGCGCTCATACCTTGCTCATTCATTAGCTTATTTAAGCTACTTACAACTGTTCCATATCCTAGTCCGGTTGCAGTAGCAACGCCTGTAGCGAGTTGGTATAGCTTAATATTTTCCGTTCCATATTGTATATTAGTAAATAACTGATCTAATGTTAAGTTTGAAGAGGAAGTGGCTTGAATAAAACTTAATTGCTCCTGTGTCGATAAGTGTAACATTTGAGCAAATCTGGAACCAGATTCTAAGTCAAATGCTTTTTGAAACTCCGCAGATCTTTCTGCAGATTCTCCAAATCTTTTATCTAAATCAAAAAGGTTTCTTTCTAATAATCTAATACCTTCTGATGGAGCATCGAAAGCATCTGCCGCAGTTTCCGCAAACCTAAGTAGGTCACCACTGAATGATGCGATAGTATTTGCAAAACTTCCAACTCCTTTTGTAAAGCCGCCAATAACCTGCCCCCCAACTCCAAGGTTAGACGTTAAACCTCCAAGTGAATCGGCTACTTCTTTGAGAATACCTCCAGCATTTTTGGCAGCACTAGCTATATCATCAAGCGATTTTGATGATTGACCAAATGATCTGCTAAAATCATACGAGTTTAAATCATTTCCGGCATCTAAAAAATTTTTTAGTGATTGTGTTGCAGTATTTAATTGAGTAATAATTGTATTAAAATCTGCCATTATTCAAACCTTTTTTTTGCTAAATCAAAAACCGCTTGAGTTTCTTTGGGAAGACGAATCTTTCTTGCTCCACGTCTATTATCTGTATTATTATCACCATAATTAGCAGGTTTGTTGGCTCGCTTGATAACATCCAGAATGTCATCATCAATAATTTTACCAGAAAGAATTTTTTCTTCAAATTCTTCGGGTTTATCAAATCTTTCGTCTTTATCCAATTCTCTAAGATCTTTAATCTTCTTAACTGCTTCATAATTCCAAAATGAAGCAAGATATTCTGTAAGATACAGATTTTTTTCAAAATCTTTTTCTTTATCTTCAGAAATTAATTTAGAATAAAGCGCCCATTGCTGAGGAGTGATGGTCTCAAACCTAGCGTCATCTATTGGACATTTCCATATTTTAGATAATTCCCAGCGGAGCCTAGTTAAAGGCTCCTCAGCTATTTTTTTATATCTTCTAGACCAATCTGCTTATTAGACTCTTCTAGTAGTTTTTCATATACTCTAAATATTCTATCGACCAGGTTAGTTTGCATATTTAAGACTACATCTAATCTTCTATCAACCTTATCTTTTATAGAATCATCTTCGCATAAATCTTCTAACTGAACTCCGTTGATTGTTTTAAGGCAATAAGTTATAGTTAGAGGTCTGATATCAAATACCTTATTTTCACTTTGCATTTTCATAATTTTACTAACAATCTCTCTTTGCTCACCCGATGAGAGAGTTGAGATTTCAAATGAAAATCCAGATATTTTTAATATTTCGGTTATTTTTCCTAGGAGAAGAACTTTTTTAAGATTATCAAATGTAATCCTTTCCCCTTCCTCTTGAATATCTTCTTCAACTTCTTTGTCTGAAAATTTACCTTGCATTCTTGGCATTATAAACCTCTTTTATATTTATTTTACCCATAAAATAAAAAAACACCATCATTAAGATGGTGTTTTGTTATTGCAGAAATCTTTATCAGTAAGCTGCAGAAATTAGACCTGGGAAGTCTAGAACGCCACGGCGTCCAGCATTTCCTGCGTCTGCTGCAAGCTCTACGGCATCTGTCTGTCTTCCAGCAACCTCCCTGGCTCCATTGACACCTTGGGAGAGTGCTACTGCCTCGCCTGCCCTTCTGACCGACATATATTCTACATCGAGTGATGCATCTTCTGTGATAGTATAGTTATCAGATGAGTAAGTCTTGCCGAGAGAGTTAAACCAACAGTTATGATAAGTTGTAACAACTGCATCGTTTCCTGTTCCGGTAAATCTATCGATAACAACAATGTCAAATGGAATTCTTTGTGAGTGAATATTTCTAAACCCTCTTGACATAGACTCTGGTAGGGAAAGTCCATCAAAAACCATTCTTCTAACGGTAAGTGAGAAGTCTGTTGCAGATTGTGGAACGATCTCTACGGTTCCATCTGTACCAACTTCTCTAATTTTGGCGTTTTGCTTTCTTTGACTTTCCTGAAAGCTTTGAACTGCACCAACTGGTTCGCCATTAACTGTAATGACAACCTGAGTTGATAGACCAGTTCTAGTCTTTGCTCCCTCAACTGTTGCGCTATCGAAAAGTGTGCCTGTACTTGGATATGCCATTTGTTTCTCCTATTAAATTACGCCAACTTCGATATCAATGAAGACGTAGTTGATTGGGTATGCTGGGGTGAATCTTAGGAAGACATTTATTTGTCTTGGATCAACTTTATCTTGTTCAACTCTAATATTTCCATATTGAGTAATCAAGCCTTGTGTTACAAGGGCGGACATAATGGAGTTTACTCTGGCTGATACAATATTATTTGTATCATCGCTTTGAACTCCTCCAATAAATCCTTTTAATGAATTTCTTAGAGTTCTCTTAACTGTATCTCTGATGAATACTATTGAAATCTCTTCATCCTCAACAAATCCGGATTGGCTTGTTGTTCTTCCTGCGAGAACTTGACCGCCGCCAGTTACGGGCTGAACAACAGTTGCACCTTCTGCTCCAAGTGAATTTAGAATTGTTTGTCTAAAGACTTTGTCTCTAGTAAGAGTAAATCCGCTTAGGGTTTTAAATGTAAGTGGTATTGCAACATTCTGTTTTGACGACAACCAACCAGCTGCTGCTGCAGCCATATAGAAGCCGTGAAGTTCTATATTTGTACCAGATACATTTCTAACAATTTTATCTGGGTACATATATACGGCTCTAATGCTATCAAAATTATCGCTTAGCTTATAATTGGTTAGATCTTCTACGCTTCCAGATAGAATCTCCTCTGGGTCATCACCTTGAATGCCTTCTAAGACTCCAACATCTTCCAGTGCAAGCTGAGCTGTACCCAGCAGAGCTGCGGTGCTAAGACCCTTCTGAGCTCCAATGAAGGCTACTCTTTCTTTGCGGTTAGCAATGCTGCTCATATTTTCGCAGTGATTTACGACAGCCCTAAAGATTGGAGTAATTGTTTGTGTTGGAACTGGAACAATTATTTGAGATTCAAATGCTTCCATTGCTTCAAGTGCATTGAACCAGTTTGTATCATAGAATTCTGCATCATTTTCATCTACATAAGAAACTTTAATTCCGTCACCCTGCTTGAGTATACCAGATGTTACAAGATCAGTATGGAGAAGAAGTGCTGCATCATCAGATGTTGTTAAAGGATCTGTTATAGAGAATTGAATATCAACAAAATCTAGAGTTGTTTTGAATGTCTCTCCAGTATCAGCTAAGACATATACTTTATTATCATTTACAATATCAGTAATTTCTAGTGCAGAATGGCTTCCTGCAACAGGTTGATATAGTTGAGATCCAATTGTGGATGGAGTTGCATAAAGTGTTCCAGATGGATTTTCCATGCTAGATATATGAATCATCTTGCCAACATCGGATGCATTAAAGTCAATTTCCGAACTGGAGAAGAAAACACTTCCATCTGGATCTATTCCTATCTGACCGAGGAATCCTGTGGCAACAACGTCTGCTGGAGTGTTTACGATTGTATACGAGAAGGCGTTATCAGGATCCGAAATCCAGTTAGACATTTGAACTTCAGTTTGTAGCTGAGAACTATAGAATGGATACTTGTTTGGGAAAATTTGAGTTTCTGTATTTCCTCTTATGACAAAAATATTTACTCTAGAATCTACCGAGGGTCTTCCATTTCTCAACCCAAGAGTTGGCCTTGGAATTGTGATCATAAGATCATCAAGACCTGCTGCTGCTCCAACGAATCCACCGGAACCTGCTGCATTTACCTTGGGTAGTATAGTTTCAATGGTTCTTCTTGGAACAGCTGGAGCACATTGTACTGCCATAATTCCAGGTGCGCCATTCTCATATGCAATCTGGGCTGCAAGAGAAAGTGTATTAGTTTCAGATGGAGTTCCGTGTTTATTGTACAAATCTTTTGCTTCAGTTAAAAACTCTGGATCATTTAAATCTAGCTCATATATGTAATTAGCAGTAAGCCTATCACCACGAGCAAGAGTTCTGGATCTGACATCTATAAAGAATTTGTCACCAACCTCAAATGGAACAGAGGATTCTGCGATTCCCATAAGGAGGACGCCGTTGGTTTCCAATAGATGGAATGTTAATCCGGTCTCTGTTAG